CAAGGTAGTCAGGATGGTCGAGGGTGATTGGGGTAAACTGATTATGAGCGGTAATTGTATAGAGAAAAGCGTATTTGAAACCGCCTACAAAGATCCTCTTTATTACAAAGTTAGAATAAGTTTAGAACAGGCTATCAAAGAAGGTAGAATAAATGAGGAGCGGTTAAAAGAGCAAAAGCCCCAGACTACTTCTAAGGACTGGAAAAGATATTATTTGGTAGAATTTCCTTCAGCTTCAGAATATGCCTATTTCAAACCAAGAAAATATGAATATCTACCCCTAGACTTGGTTTATGTTGGTGCGGTTGATTTGTCTTTGGGCGAGGCGATAAAAGGAAGCAAAGTGGGTATGGTTGTACTGGGAGTTGACGAGAAGGGACAAGTATACGAGGTTGAGAGTTTTGAGGAGCAGGTCGTACCGGATGAAACCATTAGAAGGATTTTAAACTTGCCTTATAAGTTCGATAGGTTCGGCATCGAGGCAATACAATTCCAAAAGTATTTCTTAAAAGTAATCGAGGACAAAAGCAAGGCGCAAGGCAAGTATATACCGTTTATAGGATTGGAGCAGAAAAGAAAAAAAGAGGAGAGAATCGAGGGCATGGAGCCTCTGATAAATACCGGCCAGATATTATTTAAAGGAGGAAATGAGTTGTGGAATGAAATGCAGGAATATCCTGATGTAGAGTATTTAGATATTCTGGATGCACTTGAGATGGCTTGGAGACTGGCCAAGCAAGTGGGAGTAGAACTTGGAAGTATTTCGAGACCAAAAGCTAAACCTTACATTCCGGTAAGTGCCGCCCATTTGATAGATTTGTCAAAATGGACGAAATAGTATAATGAGTAATGAGCAAGTCAGCTCCAAGCATTAGGAAACCTACGACAGTATGGCTAGAAGGTAGCTCTGAGAAAAAGATGTGGTTTTGTCCAAATTGTAGAATTCCTTTAATAGAGTACGAAGGTAATGTAATTCAGATAGTACCAGGCGGATCTCCTTATTCTCCAAGCACGTCACTCAAATGCAAGGGTTCGGTCCAGAAGCGTGACGGCACTTGGGAGGAGTGCGGAGCGTTCTATACTTTCTTAGGGGTGGTGTTCACCAAGAATCCACAAATGACTTAGTAGTTGTATAATAAATTATGGAAGATCAAGAAAAAGGACAGGAATCGGCCCCGATATTAAACCTCGACTTAGATGACAAAAAGCTAGCTTTCTTCATCGAGCAGTACGAGAAAAAGTATGATGGGTTCGATAAAAACAAAAAACTTACAGAGAGAAGAAAAACCAATACAAAGTATTTATTCGGCAAACAACTTGATGATGTCGAGCTTAAAGACTACCAGAAGAAGTACGTAGACAACGTAATCAAGGAAGGCGAAGATACTTTAAGGACTCTGGTGCTTTCAAGACTTCCAGACATCATAGTTAATCCTGGCCCCGATTCGCAAGTTTCACGGGAAGTGTCAGACCTGATAAGTGAGGCCGTAAATAAGACTCTTCAAAGCGATGAACTTAAGCAATTTCTTACTTTGGCTTTCAGGCGGCACTCACTGGATTTAACGGGAGTAATCAAGTATTACTGGAATTCCCAAAAAGGCAAACTAGGCGATATCGAATGGGAAGTCATACCCGCCAAGTACATAAAGATAGACATTTCCGCAACCAAAAACAATGAAAGGTATATGAAGTTGATTATCCATGAAGTTGTAAAAGACTTTGCAAGGCAGAAGAATTGGCAAGAAGCAAAGGACGAGGATGGTATAGCGTTTGATTTAAAAGTTCAAGAGATTTGGTTTGACTGGAAAGAGAAAGCAGATGGCTTCGACCCAGAGAATCCAGAGTTTGAATCTATGAGCGGTGTTTTGTGGAAGGCCGGTGAGGGCGAGAAAAGCATCCTTGATAAAAGAATGAATCCTAACTGGGACTGGGAAGGCGAGGACAAGCCATTTTTCAACGAAAAGCCCGTATCGGATGAGATGTTGCCCCAGATGGCGATGATGGGCATGCAGGTACCAGGCGTTGAAATGAAGAAGGTCTATAGGAACTACTTCGGCAAGCCCAGAAAACCATTTATATTCATGGGTTATGAGCAATATGGCGAGATGGCTTTTGATGAAATCTCAAGAATAGAGGAAAACAAATTACTTCAGGACAACTACGATATTAGGGGAATGCAAATAACTACAATGATTGACGAGGCTAGGGGTAAGCACGTATTTTCGTCTATGTGCGGGCTCAAAAAAGAAACGGTTGAGGAGATGGATTTAAGTGACCCTGACCAGGATATATTTGTGGATGGAGACTTAAGAATGGTTCACGCATTCATCTCAAAAGAACAACCAAGTAGTGCAATGTTCGGGGATCTTGCAAGAACAAAAGAAAGAGTTAAGGAAAAACTGCACATAAGCGGTGCCGCAAGTGGGGTGTTGACAAGCGATGTCGCAACTACCACGCAAATTCAAAGAGAGTCGAGTTTCACGATTGCCGATGACTTCTCGGATCTAGCTATAAACAAAGTAGCAACCGAGATGGCCGAGGCGCTCTTGCACATGATGAAGCTGAGATATACTCCCCAGCACTTCCAACTATTGATAGGTTCTCAAGGCGCCGAAGTCCAACAAAGGTTGACCGCTGACTTGATAGAGGATGGGATGGAGGTAGGGATCAAGGCTTCGGGGACTGATAAACTTAAAAGAGAAAGACAGGCAAAAGAAGAAGCAAGTTTGGGATTGATAGACCCTATAAATTACTTCATCGACACTGGTAGAAGCGATGCAGAGAATAGAGCCGAGATGCTTTATATGTTCCAGACGAATCCCGATATGTATATTAAGAAATATTCTCAAAAAATGGATTTGCAGGGTGTGGCAAATCAGGTAATAGGCATGAATCAGCAAAACTTAATGAGGTTTGGCAATCCTCAAGGGCCCTACCAACCTCAGCAACCAATGCAACCATCCCCACAGAACCCCCAAGCGATTGGGGAAACACCGCAAGGCTCACCAAGAAGTCTTATAGGTAGAGCGACTGGTGTTATTAGTAGACTGTTTAATAGATAAAAATGGATGATAAACTTAGAGCAATCATCAGAGCGACTGGAGAAATACCATCTTTTCTTGGTGATGTAGCACAGTCAATTGCTTCTTTAATTAAACCAAGGGAAACCAAGTTATTAAGTCCTATTCCCGAAGCAAAACCCACACCGACTCCTGACCCCTTTATTGAAAAGGGTTGGATAAAGACTGGTGAGAATAAATATATATCCCTGGCGGCTCTTCAAGCAAGGAGAGAGGTAGAAGGAATACAAAACAAACCAGTACCAATTTCCAAGGTTACTTCCAATAATCCTTTTGAGAAAGTTATTAATAACATTTTCGGAGAAAGGGCCAATGAAGCAAAAAGAGTATTAAGTTATAAAGATGAAAAAGGCGAAATTCATGGTGAAAATACATCTTTTCAAACTGGTCCCGAAGTTGACATTCCCAATGCCGATGGCTCTATTGACAGGGGATTATTTAGAATCAACTCCTATACTTTTGCCGATTTTATGAATAGGAAAAAGGAACTTCTTAATAGAAACGGCATTTATTTATATGAGGATATGTATGATCCTGAGAAGAATACCAAAATGGCAAAGATTATTTTTGACGAGCAAGGATGGGATGCTTGGTACGCTAGTCCTCCTGACTTGAAGGAGAAGCAATAATATTATGATATTTTTGCTGTGCTCTTTCGTTAAGACTAGAGATTGATGGAAGTGCTATACTAAATTATGCCCTTACCAGTAAGCACAGACAAAGGAAAAGTGATGGATGTTATTAAAGAGCATCATCCGTCATGGCCTAAAGATAAAAAGATGGCAGTAATGTTGAATCAGGCACGCAGAGCAGGTGCTAAAATTCCAAGGAATCCACATGACGAAGCAATGAAAGCAGTTAAAAGAGCAACTGCATGATATAATAAAAGTATGGTAGACAAACCAACTCAAAAAAATGAGGAAGGCCAAGAGATACAGCAAGAAACTCCGACTTCGGAAGTTCAACCTCAAGGCACGCAACCAACTCCGGCTCCATCGCAAACGCAACTTTCAGATGACCAAGTAGCTTCATTAAAAGATTCTATTACTAAAGACGTATCAGGCGTAGTTAGTCAGGAAGTAAGTAGGTCAGTTATTCAAAAAATAGGCGAGGCGTTGGGTCTGACCAAGAAACAGGAGGAAACACTGCCGACTGATGCAGATGCCCTCAAAAAGATAGTTAATGAGCAATTAGAGCAAAGATTTACCAAGTTGCAGGAGGAAAGCGAAAAAGAGGAGCAACAAACCACGACTCAAAGGCAAGAAAGAATCAATGGAATAGTACAAAGTTGGTACTCTCAATACAATCAACTGGCAAGATTGGGTAAGGTTCCTCAAATGAAAGAGGCCAAGGATGGCGATGCTGGCTATGATGCGAGAAAGAAAATAATCTTGGCGATAGGCAAGATGATTGAACAAAACAGATCGCAAGGAGTCGAATACACTCCGTCTATAGCTGATGTATTAGTAGCTTATCCGCAAATATTACAAGGGCCGCCTGGCGCAGATTTGCCCATAAGCGGGAATACCCAAGTAAGGGAGTCGGGAGAAAGTTTTAAACATTCTGATTTAAAGAAATCTTGGGAAGAGATTGCGGCGGGCGAATTTAGTTGATTTGCTAATATTTGACAAATAGTTTACAATAATACTAACGACAAAATAGTCGGCTCAACAGGAGCCGATTTTTTGTTTAATAACAATTATGGCAGGATTTTCAGTAACCCCAGACGGAATCAACCCTTCTAATAGGGTAGAAGGTAAAACACTGCGAGCACTTCATGGCAAAGTTGTAGATACTATCTTAGAAGCTCCAACTTATCTCTCCCGCTTGATGGGTAAAGCTAAACCATTCAGGGGTGTAGTAATGGATTGGACTATCAAGTATCAGCAATCATCTCAATTTGAGTGGTTCACTGGCTTAGAGAATCTGAACTCTTCAGCAGAAGATAATGAGATCACCCTTTCATTCGCACATACCGCAGGAACCCAACCCAAGGTTTCTATCATGTTAGAGAGTTTTGCTAATGCCGGAGCAGAAGGAGTTATTCCCTTGGATGCATATAAGCATGAAGAGGCGGCACTTGAGGTGGTTGATGCAGTTGCCGAGGCGGCTTACAGTACGGGGGCAGGAGATACGCCAAACGGCCTTCAGGCAATTGTAGACAACGGAACAAACGCTGCAACAATCGGAGGCCAAACTCGATCAAGCTATGACGTTTTGGATGCGACCTATACGAGCTGGGGGACGATGACCTTGGCCAAACTTGCAACTTTGGATGACGCTTGTGCAAAGGGCGGAGGGGCAGCATCGGTTCCTAACATCAACTTAACCACTTTTGCGGATTGGAGTCTTTACGAGGAACTCTTAGACCCACAAGTAAGAGCAAATTATAACTCAGGTGGTTGGCCAAGAATGAGCGTAAGGGGAGAAGGATCAGCCGATGCCAAACTGGGCGGCGCAGCAGGATTCCTTTCACTTCACCACAGGGGGATGCCGGCAATCAAGGACAAAAAGGCAACTCCTGGTGTTTGGTACAAACTTAACGAAAGTTCATTTGGATGGTTCGGCAGGACAGTAGTACCAACTGAATACGCAAAACTTGGACTTGAAAAGATAAATCTTGGTTCACTTGAGGGAATGGAATCACTCGCAAAAGAGGAGATGCCATCCGCCTTCAACGGGTGGTTCTATCAGCCTCCTTTGATGATGCCCGACCAAGCAGGAACAATCGCAAGATTCTATGTAATCGGACAAATCGCAACTTGGAGGCCAAACCTTAACGGTCAAGGTCATTCAATAACAGGAGTCTAAAATGGGAAAACTATCAATAATATTACCATCAGCACAAGGCACAACATCACAATTGCTTTCAATCGGCAACCGCTACGAGGATGCCTGGGGTAGAACTTTTCACTATGCTTTCTGTACAACAGCAATCGGCAGAGGAAAACTTGCGGCAGGGGCAGCAATAGTTGCGAATCACAATAACCTTTCTTTCCAAACAGCGCCGGCAGTAGGA